TTAAAATAGGCTCTGATCTCTTCTGTATACGTCATTCATTAGTTCATTCACTTTGGTATTAGTTCTCTTTATTGCATGCTCAGACGGCTCATTATTGGCTTTTACGGTTATGTTGAACTTTCCATGCTTTACTTTTATGGGTTGTTCTATAGAGGGTACTTCTAAATTAACTGTATATGTATCGAATAAATCCTGAACAAAACTCTGTAGCCTTTCTACGCTCTGCTGCATGTGCTGCTCTGCGTACAGTGTAAATGCTTCTGTCATTCATTCACCTTCCTGATATTAATTTTACTCTTTATAATCTTACAACTCTATCCGTGAGCAACAGATCATTCCTATAAAATAATTTTATTTTTACTCTAATTCCCCCTTTATTGATATTTGTTTTGATTATAGCACCATCAACGACAATACAAAAGCAAAAAATATGAATATATTTAGGAGGTGTGAAAACAAAAGCAATAAAAGGGTTCTGGAAGCGTTGATATCCAAGGGATTATCACGAGTCTCTTGTAGAAGAGAAGGTGTTATTAAAAAGTAATAAAAAAAGATAAAGAAAAAATCGTCTGTGAAGGGTTTGGGATGGTGCAGACAAAAAACGATTAAGACAGCGTAGCTGGGTTAAGCGTTTGTCAGCATCCCAAGGTCTTCATCTATCTCAGAAAATGAGGTGTAAAATTGGCTCATCTCTACATGGTTAATAGAACAAACCTCTTAAACTTTGAAAAAAAGCCAGTCATATCAACGTTTTCAGAGCCTAAGTCTTTAAGAGAAGAGTAAATAAATTATTTATAAATAGAGGGTACATTTTTAAGAATATACGTCCGTAAAGAAGGGCGCTTTACGTCCGGTTTGTCCAGCAAGCTGGCCTGCACGATGTTTCATTTATTGTTTGTACTTGAAGGATAATGTTTTTGCTAAACTTATGAAATTAATTAGGATAAAAATAAAATTACTTGTTGACCTAATTGGATATGTGGGGTATATTGAATTCACAGACAAAAACAAAAAATATGGATACGAAAACGAAGGAGATAAAGAATGAATCAATAGTTTATTATAACATGTTCCTTGACCATCTGAGCCTTTGGAAACCAAATAAAAGGGGTCGTTCGAATGTCAACTAACACTAAAGAAGTAGAATCAAATGTATCAGAAGAAATAAAACTTTTGGAACTAGCAGATTTAGATGAAAATTATGAAGAAATGGATCTCATAATCGAACGGTTACGTTTTTCATCAGATTCAGTGTTAAATGAGTTCGGTAACGTATACCAAATACATAGACAGCTGCAAAAAGGTCAAATAAATAGAATAGAAGCTTCAAGGAAGTTAGGGAAAATGGATTTAAAAACTCCAGAGTGTAAAGTGTTCTCACGCTTAATGATTCTCCCTATCTGCTTACAAACGGCAGAGTATAAGCTAATGTATGAGGTTGGTAATGAAATCGACTTAGATATTATTGAAGAAGAAAGTTTCCTTAAAAAGTCTTATCGTAGCCGATTGTTGAGCATGTTGGCTAATGCAGAACTGGGGATAGGGAATTTAAAGAAAGCCCAATTCTATGCTAGTTTGACAGTTGACAGTGCCATCACAGACAATTTCTATGCTAGTGGGTACTTAATTCATGGGAATTCTCAGATTACAATGAAGCCAAGCTCAGTTTCTTGCAAGGATTGGAATACACTGAAGAAGGAAAATTCCATTATAGAGAGCTTAGACGGTCGCTTTCTTTCCTAGAAAATTATCATGGCGAGGAAAACATTTACCTTGATCATAATTCTAATGAAGTTGGTGAACGTCAAGGAGTAGCCTATGCCTTAATCAAAGAAGGCAAAAAGAGCGAAGCGCTTAAAATCCTTGAAGAATTAGAGAATCGTGAACAGAATAAGAACATTCTTGCTTTTCATTACTACTATAAGGGACTCTGCACAGATAGCAAAGATTACTTCTTTAAATCTGTCAGATACTTTAAAGAATCTGATGACACGTATTGTGTCAAGTTACCATTGGATGAACTCGAAAGGCTCGGAGAGAACAAAACTTTATTAGATTTAATAACAATTTAATATGTAAAACACTTTAAAGGAGGTGAGACAAATGGCAAAGAAAATGAAACTTGGTTTAGCTACTGCAGCAGTAGCTTTATTCTTAGCAGGTTATGCAACTAATTTAGTGGTAAGTGATGTTGCTGCTGGTAAAGGAGACGTGTTTAAAGTCGCAACTATCGGACGTGGATAATCAATTACATATCAGAGCAAACGGACAAATTGACCTTTTGCTCTGATTATAAGGAGAATATTATGAATGAATTATCAACAGAGTTCAAATATGATTTAGTCGATCAATCAACTGCTGACTTCCTTAAGCAAAAAGAATTCAACATGCGTGAGATTGTAGGTAAAGCTTATACCGAGCTAGGAAGAGAGTTGAAGGAAGCACAAGATATGCTCGCTAAGAATGGATACGGGTGTTTTGAGAGTTGGATTGCATCAATAGGAATGAAGAGAGATTCTGTGCGGAGACTAATAAATAGATATGAATTGATTAGCGCAAATTGCGCCAATCAAGCAGAATTACTTGAAGACCTGCCACTATCCCTAACTTATGAAATAGCTAAACCGTCATCAGAATCAACCGAATCAAAGAAACAAGCTAAGGAAGCAGTCCTAAATGGTGAAATCAAGACACTAAAGGAATACAAAGAGCTTGAAGCTAAGTTGAGGAAAAGTGAAGAAGAGAATAGTCAGTTGGAAATAAAACTAAAGCAGGAGCAAGAAAAGCAGCCTGAGATAGTACACGAGCAAATTGAAATTGATAATACAGATTATTATTCAATTGAGAAGTTAAAGAAACAAGTGGAAAGATTAGAAAGTGATTTAAAGCATAAAAATAAAATTAATGAGAATATCAATAAACAAAAAGAGATTTTAGAACAGCAATTAAGCAGAAGCGAACACAAAGTCAAAGAATATGAAGATTTTAAAACGAGAGTGAGTAATGTAACCAGAGATAAAACTGATATCGGTAGACAGATTGAATCGATTACATCATTAAGCAGTGTATTGTTTGAAATCGAGCATCTACTGAAGAATCAGTTAGCTCCGGTTAAATACTCTAGGGCTATTACCGAATGCAGATCAAACGAGACTGCAATGAATAATCTGAGCGACATGATTAAGCTAGTAGAATCTTGGTGTTTAGAAATGAGAGATTACTTACCAAGAGGGCAGGGAAGAGTAGTAGACGCACAAATCATAGAATAAAAAATATGGAGGAATCTAATTGAAAGATAATAATGGTGGATTTGAAATTGGACTATTTAACGCAGGAGCTTTAGACAATATTGTTAATCAGGCATTGGCTATGAGAGAAATGTACAACAGTATGGTCGAAGTAAAAGAGGACGTTGAAACATTAAAAGATGAAATGGTTGTATTACATAAAGAAGTTATTGATAATGTATATTTATCCTCAGCTCAATACAGCGAGCTTAAAGACATAGTGCATCAAAAAACAAAGAATGCAGTAGAAGCTATTTACGGCAAATTAAACTACAGTGATTACAATAAAGCCTTTGGCCGGATTGTAAAACGGTTCTGGGCGATTATTAAAAAAGAATTTGAACGCCCAAGCAAATCAAATGAAATTAAGCGTATGTATTATGATGAAGCGATTGCCTTTGCGAAGTCACTTACACCTAGTACATATATTCAATCATGCGGAAAAAGAGGAGTACCAAGCCTTTAATACATATATTTAGGATAAAAATAAAATAAGTGGAGTGATGAATGATGGGGAACAATAAAAATACACCTATTATAAAAGATGAAGTAGCCGAGTATTTTTCACAGAACATATTTAAGCGAAGAGGTGGAAAAACCCTGATGGAATTAGCTTATTTTATGAAGGAGTTAGATAAAAGAGAAATGACAAAATTGAATGAGCGTCGTAATTAAATTTGATTGTTAATTGATTTAAAACTTTAATTTTATTCAGATTGGGGATGAACGTTTATAAAAATTGAAGCTCTGGCATCAGGAAAAACGTTTAAGAATTACAAAGTGCTTTGCGGTGAACTTGGACTAGAAGTAAAACGTTCAGGGGATAGTCGAAAGGCGCAGTTTAAAGAATTAGAGCGATACTGTACATATAGTAAAGTTGGTCATTCCATAATTATAGACAAAGTTTATAAGCAGCCATTAGATAAACCAAAACGCAAAGGAAATAATACTGTCTACAGTGAATTAATACAGCTCCTTATACTGGATATGCTTGCTCAGAACAAGCAAGGAAATATGTCCATAAGTAAAGGTATGCTAATAAAATCAGTGAGTCTGGTTAATCACAATTATAGACATTGTTTTGAAAACAGAAACACCCTTGCAAAGTACGCAAACACTGACGCTGAAGTTGTAAAAGATTTTTACGACAGTAGTAACAGTACTTTCAAAAAAGCTGTTGAACAGGCATTAAACAAACTGGTTGAGAAAAGATTAATCATGTATGACACCATCACTAAGGTATGTGAAAAAAGGAAATTCAGGCCACGTAGAGCTTCACCAGATGAAAAAAAGTTGATAATGCTATGTGAAAAGCAAGTGTTAGATGAATTAGGTTATAGGGAAATAAGCCAGGTTCGTATATCCAGACATTGGAATGAATTTAAACGGAAATCTCAAGCGTTAATAAACGAACGTAGCAATATCAAATATTATTTCATGGCTTACGATATCACAGCTAATGATAAGTACATAGAAAATGAGTGTGAGAAGCTTATAGGCTTTTTATTAAAAGAAATGGATCGTAATGATTATAAGGACAAGTTGAACAAAACAGCTTGTTCTAAGCTTTTGGTGAATGCAAAGGGAAGACATAAAACTGCATTTTTAGGATTTAAGGAAAACAATTTCAGAATCAATGATAATTACATAAATGATATTAAAAAACTGATTGACCTGCTCATTAACAATGACGCTAAGAACATAGATAGTCAGATTGAACAGATGGAAGCCCAAGATGATCTATCCTATGATATAGCGCAGTCTTTGCCAAGTGGTCTATAAAAAGTAACGGTTTAAACTTCCTATATTATAAACAGAAATACAATAGGAACATTAAACCGTCAAATTTTTGAGTTTAAGTATTACATAGAAAAAAGAGTGTGAAACACCAGTCTGAAGGGGGTTTGGGGGATGGTTGGCTGTAAGGTTAATAATTTGGAGCGTAGCGAGGGATTATTAACCTAAAGCATCCCCAAGTGTTCTTTGATCATTTGAAATTAAGAAGAGCCTAGATGTACAAAGTAAACTTTGTCCATCTTCTCATAATGATTAACAAGTTAATCATTCTTCGGAATAAACAATTGGAGGAATTTTATTGACAAATAAGCAAACAGATAAACCAGTATACATTCAATCATTGGAAGCTAGTGATATTTATGAACACATGAAGCGAGACAGAGAGCTATCAAAAAAATATCATGGTATGATCCCTTATAGTTTGGAACTCATGAAATTAAGAAAACTAGAGGGAGAGAACAAGTTTACTGAAACAGAGGTACGACAAAGCAAAAGGGACGATACGAATAACATCAAGTACATCAGTGATGACATAATTAATGTGAAATTTAAAATGAAGGTGCGATCAGGTGAAGAAATCGTCAAAGGTATCGAAAAGAAGTTAGCGGAATTAGATAATACTGTCTCTGATGATTATAAAATGAAATTAAACAGCTATAAAAAATTGATTGAAGATGAAAAAGATGACGACAAGTGGAAAGCGGTGAAGAATACAGATTTAAGACGACACCTTTATGTAAATGGATTTTCAATAAGGACAGTGGATGAAAAGACCGGTGAAATACTCGAAACTAAATATGTGGTCTATAAACGCTCGAGTAGCAAAAGCCGAACCGGTCAATGTTTGTTTATCAAAGAAGAGTTACACGAAGAAATGATAAACTGGTCTAGAATGCATTTGCCATTTGAACCTAATAAGGAAATTGATTATGCTGGGCTGTTGGCATATGAATCACTCGTTGGCAGCTCACTTGAATCCACTGTGAAGATTGAACCAAAGAATATGCTTATCATTTCAGATCTGGAGAGTAAGTTCAAGCAAACGTGTAATGTGGTTAGAACAGGAAAGAATGGATTTTTAGACAGTTTTAAAGAAGAAGTTGATGTTAAAAACAGTTTATTTGACGGTGAATCCCTGCTTGATAAGAAATACTTCCCTGAGAAACAGTCTATGCTATTATTACGAAATCACATGTTTAAATCAGCAGCTTTCAATACCAATATCCAGGAGTTCTTAAAGGCTAAATGCCCGCCGCACATTGACTTTGATTCATGGGAAATCCCTAATATGTTCAATGAGATGATTAAAGCCAAAGATATTGAATTTATTTTTACGCCAACCTCATTAAAGGCTTTAAAGTTTAGCGGAGTGATTGGTGGAAAACAAGGAATGTGGGCTCACTGGAAGCAATTAGTTAGTAGTGAAGGTTCAATATTTGGAATCTGTAAGCATGAAAAGGAATCCAAAAGAGGGAAGGATTCAGAAGGTAACGTCCTTCAACAAACTTCTTATCAGATGTTGAATTGTTTGCCGATGTCACCTGAACACATGGACGAGTTAACAGTGTTTGAAAGGAATTACATAAGTGAACTGAAAAATAATGATGAAGTGTTTATCAAGCACATATACGACGAAAAGAATGATTTGAACAGTAATCAGATGTTTTTTGACTTGTATCATCAAAATAATGACATAGTACATACCAAACTCTTTAGAGATTTTAGAAAATCAACAATAAATAAATATGTGACTCATGTTAAGAGGGGTAAAGTTAGACTTAACGGGGATTACTGTGTTTTATTGGGTAATCCATTAGAATATTTATACCACGCAATTAGAGAGAAACCTGAAGAGCAAGTTTTAATAGGATCTGAGATTCATACAACATTATTCGAATCAGGTAAAGAGTTGATAGCGTTTAGAAACCCAAACACATCACCTTCCAATGTTCTTGTGGCGAAAAATAAACATGTCCCAGAGATTGAAAAGTGGTTTAATCTCACTGGCAATATCGTATGTGTTAATGCAATTAATTTCGCAATACAAGATATTTTGAGTGGCTGCGATTATGATTCCGATACAATGGTCATTTTTGACAATGAAAAGCTTTTAGAGTTAGGGAAGAAGTGTGAAGGGAAGTATCTTGTCTGCATTAATGGCATAATTCCTAGAGAAGCACCCTACACTCTGAACAATGTTGACATGTACAAAATTGACGATATCCTTGCAGAAAGTCAAAGGAATATAGGTGAAGTAGTGAATTTAGGACAATTTTGCATGTCAGTTTATTGGGATATGATTTCAAAGGGAGCAAAGGAGCAAGAATTAAAGGAGTTATTAAAAAAGATTGATGTCATGACCATCCTTTCAGGCATTTGTATTGATTTGGCCAAAAAGATATATCAGATTAACACCAGTGAAGAAATTAAAAATGTACAAAGAATTTCAGAGTTGAAACGAAATAAGCCTTTGTTTTGGAAGTATCTCGGTGATCCTAAAATGAAAAAGAAGAACAAAAAGAAAAAAGAGTATGATATGCACAACTGTCCAATGGATTTCTTGTTTAAAACTATGGATAATTTAAAAAATGCTAAACATCATGAAGACATACCATTAGAATCTTTGTTGGAAAAAAGAAATGTTTCAAAAGGGAATAGGAAGCAAGAGAAAAAGTTGATTGCTTATGTGGAGGAAAAATGTAACCAAATTAATGCTCTCTATTGTACTTCAATGGATGAAGAGGAGAGAAACAAAGCGATAGACAGTATCATTAAATATTATAATTTTAAGGTTCAAAAGTTGACGGTTAAGCAGGATACAATGTGTGCAATTCTGATTCACATGATCAAAAATAAAAGTAAGAATGCCACCAAGTTAATGAATACCCTTCATAAGACTCAAAAAGAAGTATTCTTGGAAGCATTTAAATCCAAAAAGTCACACTTTGACAACACAAATAGCCCAAAAACCGCATAAAATCAATGTTTTTTGGACTTGATTAAAAGTTACCTAATAGTAGAGAAGGCTACAGTGCAAAGGCTAGTCAATAATGTTGCCACATGAACACTCTTATAGTTAGTAGTGTTAGTCTTCTTTACAGTTATTTTTCAATACAATTTCTCCTCATGACAGCGTACTGGTCAATAGATCGGTACGCTAATCCTTTTTATCCTCAAGAAAACATACTTACGCCATCTTTAAATCAAATTATAAACTATAATGATCTTTTTTACAATTCTAATCTGCATTGACTCATTAATTTTTAATGGGTGAATGGAAATTGGAACTATGAGCATGTCGTGATGACACCTCTCCAATTGAATTTTAGTTGAGATGATGCGAGAGATTAAGCCCGCCTTTATAGGTTGAAGGGCTTTTTCTGCTTGTACACAAAATTAAAATTATTGGAGGAAAACGAATTTGAATCATATTGAACAAATTTTTAACTTTGAGGGACAGGAAGTAAGAACAGTTAGTGTTAAAGGTGATGTATATTTTGTTGCTAAGGATGTAAGTGACGTTTTAGGTTTTAGAGACGCTTATACTGCAACTAGAGGACTTGATGAGGATGAAAAGCTAATACACAAAATGTGTGTAGCAGGTCAATTTAGAGAAGTTACCTTAATCAATGAGTCAGGACTATATGAATTAATCTTTTCGAGTCGTAAAAAGACAGCGAAGGATTTCAAACGATGGGTTAAGCGTGATGTGCTGCCTTCAATTAGAAAGAATAAAGTCTATATTGATCCTACAGCTACAGATCAGGAAATTGACCATGCTGTTAGATTCGCAACACCTCAGAAGAGAAGAAACCTATTAATGTCAGCAACTATTGATGGAGAAAACAGTGTATTTGCTGTGTATGGGGCTATTAAAGAATACATTGGTAAATGGACTGCTGAAGATAAGATTAAGGCTTTAAACCATGTAGAACGCACATTGTTAGATAAAAAGGATACATACGGAAGCGATATTGCATTTGTTCATAAGATTGAAGAATTATTACGTCATGTGGCCAAGGATTTAGACAAAATCAAAAACTGGAAGAATGGTGCTGAGAAGCGTGAGCTTGGTAAAGAAAATAAGCAGCTTCAAGACCAGGTAAGTGAACTTTTACATATTGGAAACTTTAAAGAAGTTCATCTTACATTTAAACAGTGAGGGAGAATGAGTCTATGAATAGGTTAATTGCTGAATCTCTTGCTTGTATTATTATAGCTGCATTGTTCTTTATGTGTGGTTTCCTATTAGGAGGAGAAAGACTTGGGGTGTTCTGTGCCACTCTATCATTAAGCTCATCTTTAGGTTTTTACCACGGAATGCGTGAAGGCGAGAAGAATGAACGAGAAAAGCAACGTATTAAATCATTGTAGTCCTTCTGAATCTTTAGAGCAATCACTTAAAGAAATGAAACTTATGCGTGAAGGAAAAGTTAAAAAGCATAGCTATAAAAAAATTAAAGCACAAATGAAAAAGTCGATTCGCGAGCGACTATAAATATCTAAATAAGGACAGAAAACAACATGTGGGATGGGGATACGTCGGTATCCTCTTTTTTTATTTTAGGAGGAGATTGAATGGAGAGTGAACAGAATGAGGGCTCTAAAATCACCTTTTAAATTTATCTTAGTTTTATTGTTTTTCTTGAGTAATAAGGAGAAATACATTTCATTCCGTCAGATCGCAAATGGGAAGCACTTTTATGAATGGCAATGGACACTGCTAGATAAAATTTATCGTGTGCAAAAAGGGGAGAAGTGAGTGGTAAGAACAAAACGAACTCCAAGATATCGTACTAAAAGTGAGCCAAAGACATTATTTGAGCAAGTTGAGATGATGCTGCAAAACATTAAATGGATTAACAGTCAATATGAAAAAAAGGAGAGAAAAAGTGAATGAGCAACGGGGAATTTGTTTTAGGTAAGGTATTCCCTATTTTTGAAACACTTCATAAAGATGGAGAGATATTTCAAACATTTATTGCAGGGTATGAAATAGAGTATTCCACTAGTCCAGTAACAGCAACAGATAAGGATGATGTCTTTAAGCCTGAAGGGCACATACTATTCCCTGTGCAGTTACTAGGTAAAACCTATGAAGAAACAGTTAAGAATGTTGAATGTATGTTGAAGGCTGATAAAACAGAAAACAGAATAATCATATGAAGTATTAGGGTTACACGAAAGGGGATGTTATTTGACAATGAGTAATTACAGTAAACCACCGTTAGGACTGACTCCTAAATGGGTTTATGATGAAATGCGGATTGATGAAGTAAAGAGTGCGATGTACAGATACCTTCAAGTAGATAAGAAGATACCTGAAGAATGGTTAGAAGAATACAATGCGTTAACTGAAACAATTAAAAGAAATAAGACAATATCTGCTGAAGAGTTTTATTTTTTGATTGATAAGGAGGGTTATTATGGATGAACAAAGATAAGACGACTAGTGATGAATATATTCAAGCATTGGATGATGTAAAAGAATATGTAGAATTCTTTATCAAGGAATGGGAAGAGTTTAACAACAAATTCAATATCGAAGGATTTCAAAGTCGTTTAGAGATAAATAATAAACTTATAATGGAATTTGAAAGTCTTCTAAGTAAAATTGAATTATTGAAAGTGAACAGACATGCCAAGAAAACGTGACGAATTAGATAAAATCTATAATACTGCACGCTGGAAGCGAGTAAGGAAAGCCGTTCTAAATAGGGACGGTTATTTGTGTTGTGAATGCAAACGAAGGGGATTAATTACAAACGGGAATACAGTTCACCATATCATCGCATTGAGGGATGATCCTAGCAAGGCGTTTGAGATAAATAATCTTGAAACAATTTGCTTAGAATGTCACAACAAAGAGCATCCAGAAAAAGGTGGCGGAGAGAAGAAAAAACGAAGCGAAAATGTTTTCAAATTCTACGGGAACAACGAAATCAGTTAAAAAAACTGGCGAACATACCCCCCTACCCTTTAAACAAGAGGGAATAAAAATTTCAAACAACGGCATGCCCATTCCTTTACAATAAATTCGATTTTGAAAACTTTTTGGGCGCAACAAAACAGGAGTACCCTGTGGTGAAAACCCTCGGTACTCCTACATTCATCGTACACATTGCATCTGTGGAGTTGTAAAGGGGAAATTTTCAAAAAATGTGAAAGAAGGTGATTACAGTGGCAATGCCAGCAAAAAGCGCTAGACTATCGCTTGTTAACGGAAATAAAAGTAGGTATGTGAAAGCAGAACTCGAAAAGCGAGCGAAAAATGAAGAGAAAATGAAAATGCGTGCAGATAATGTTAAACCTCCTGAATGGTTATCTGCCACTGCAAAAAAAGAGTTTGAACGACTTGCTGAACTTCTTTTGGAGATAGAGCTAATTAATGAAGCTGATATTGGAATCTTAGCTCTTTATTGTGACGCTTATACACTATATATATCTTGTGATAAACAAATAAAGAAACATGGCTTATGGGTTGGTGGTAAACCAAACCCTTTTATTATGCGTAAAAGAGATGCGGCTGCTCAAATGCGTTCATTGGCTTCTGATTTAGGATTGTCTCCTTCAGCACGTGCCAAATTGGCCATAAAGGCTGATGGCGATGAAGAAGGCGAAAAAGATGACTTCTAAGCCTTTGCTTGAAATGTCTTACACAGAGCTTGAATCCTGGTGGAGTGCCTATAAAGAAGAACAACAATCATGGGGCGGTATTCTAACTGAACCTTACCCTGAGTTATTAACTACTTGGTATGCTAAAAGGCTAATTGATGGATCAATACCAGCTTCAAAAGAGAATATCCTCGCTGCAAAACGGCATATGAGGGATTTAGCACGGCAGGGGACGGATGATTTTCCTTGGGTATTCAATGAAGAGAAGGGTCACAGACCAATACGTTTTATTGAGAAAAAGTGTAAGCCCTCAAAAGGTGATTTTGACCAGCTTGTTTTACAACCTTGGCAGCATTTTGTTATTGGTTCATTATTTGGATGGGTACATAAAGATACCGGTTTAAGACGATTTCGTGAGTGTTTGGATATGGTTTCTCGGAAAAATGGGAAAACAACTTTGATTTCAGGTATAGCCAACTACATGTTAGGTTTTGATGAAGAAAATGGTTCAAGGGTTTATGTCCTAGCAAATGCAGAACAACAAGCACATGAATTGTTCGATGAAGCTAAGGCAATGGTTGATAAATCGCCATTCTTATCAAAACGGTATAAGACACTTCGGAATAAAATTAAGTATACAGAAAAGAATTCTGAAATTATGGCAAGAGCTTCGGACAGTAAGCGTCTGGATGGTTTAAATACTCATTTGGGAATTTTTGATGAAATACATGAGTTTACTAATTTTAAGCTGATAAACGTCATAAAGAAATCACGGGGGACTAGACGCCAGCCTTTAATCATTTACATTAGCACGGCTGGATATGTTCTTGATGGCCCGTTGATGAATTACTTCGAAGCCGGAAAAGAATGTCTTGAAAATATTGAAGATGACTTAGACGAGAGAACCTTTTATTACATAGCAAAGTTGGATAAACCAGAGGAAGCGGACGATCCTTCATTATGGATCAAAGCAAACCCCAATATTGGACTAATGGATTTTGTTAACCTTGTGACCGACTATAGGAAAGACCGACGAAACCCCCAAGAACTTGCTGACTGGATGACGAAACAATTTAATATCTTTAGTGATGTAGATGAAATGTCCTTTGTGGATGTTGCAACAATTAATAAGAACAATAAAGAAATAAATATTGAAACGTTGAAAGGGCAAGAGTGTGTAGGTGGATATGATTTAAGTGAAACTGAAGACTTTACCAGTGCATGTTTAGTGTTTCCATTAGATACCGGTGAGATTTTTATTTTGTCTCATTCTTGGATACCACAATCTAGGTATGACAAGGACAATAACAAGCCAAGAATTGATGAATGGGTTAAAAATGGATACTTAACGGTACTAGAAGGTGCAGAATACGTTAATTATGAAGCTGTTTTAGATTGGTTTGTTGAGAAGTCCAAGATTTATAAGATAAGAAAAATAGGCTATGACAGATCAAAAGCTCTTTATTTGAATGCCTCTCTTGAAGAATATGGATTTGAAACCACAATAGTTAGACAAGGTTTTGAAACATTAGGCGGTGTAACTCAAAACTTTAAAGAGCTTTTATTTGATGGAAAGGTAATTTTCAATAATAGCAAGCTATTTCGTTGGTATTTAAACAATGTAAGGTTGGTTAAAGACAGAAATAGTAACTGGATGCCTGCGAAACAATCTAAAAATCGAAAAATAGATGGCGTGGCTGCAGTTCTTACTGCTCATACCTTTGTCATTCCAATGTTGATTAAACCTAAAGCAACTGGAAAAGTAATGTTTTATTCTGTTGCAGATCTAATGAATATGTAAGGGGGTGAATTATGAAATTCAAACAAAAGATTAAGCAGCTTTTTAATCGAGTGCTTTTTGATAAGCCATTAACAACTCAAAGCTTAGTCTTTGGAGATGCTTTATTTTCAAGTAAGGATGAATTAAATGAAGCCATTTTCAGTGCTGTAAGTCGATTAGGGAACACTTTTGCCAGCTTGCCGTTAAGGCTACATGATAACAACTATGAACAACCATCTGACTGTGCTGCATACAATTTATTAAATGATGGAATTCGCTATTTTACAACCTTTGATTTCTTTAGAGATATTGAAACCATAAGAAACTTAAAAGGAAATTCGTATGTGCAGCTATTTCGCAATAAAAATGGACAGGTAGTTGATATGGCTATTGTCTCTCCTGATAGTTGTGAACCTATCTTGGATTTAACAACCGGAGAACTATACTACGCAGTTTCTGGAGTAGATAATAATCCACTTCAACAAACAATGTATGTCCATTATAGTGAAATGTTACATTTTAAGCATATTAGATCAGGCCAATTTAAGGGAATGAACCCTATTGATTTACTAAGAAATTCAATTGAATATGACCAATCGGTACGTCAAATTTCACTTAATCAATTAAGAGGTTCAAACGAAGTCCTCATAGTTAAATTCGATGCCAGCTTAGATGAAGATCAAAAAAAAGCACAAATTAAGCAAATCTCAAATTTTTATAAAGAAAATGGCGGAATCTTGGTTGAAGAAAATGGTATCACAATCACTCGTATTGAGAGAGATTTAATTGATACAAACCTAATTGATATTGATAAAGTAACCAGATCAAGAGTAGCAATGGTTTATAATGTTCCAGAACATTTTTTAGGCGATAAATCAGCAAGTTTTTCTTCATTGGAACAATTAAATATGGAGTTTGTAACAAATAACCTATTGCCTACAATTAGGCAATATGAAGAAGAACTAAATAAAAAGCTTTTAACACCAGAGCAAAAAAGGAAAGGCTATCACTTTAAATTTTATGTTAACTCATTATTGCGTGGTGATACACAAACTCGACAAAATTATTATCAAGCGGCTGTAAGAAATTCATGGATGCGTCCAAACGAGGTGCGAATAGAAGAGGGTTTACCACCTGATTCTGATCCGAATGCAAGCAAGCTATGGATAAGCGGCGACTTATATCCTATTGAAACACCTGTGTTAGAACGTAAAGGAGGTGAGAAAAAGAATGACAATGAAAAACCAAAAGAATAATAAATATTGGAGTATGAAGGCATCTGGTGATAGTTCAGCTGATGTTTTTATTTTTGGGGAAGTCGTTACTAGCGGATATGAATGGGATGACATAGATACCTCAGCAACTTCATTTAAGAAAGATTTAGATGCTTTAGGGGATTTAAGCACGATAAACTTACATTTGAATTCTCCTGGTGGGTCAGTCTTTGACGGTGTTGCTATTAGTTCAATGTTAAAACAACATAAAGCTACTGTGAATGTCTATATTGATGGAATAGCAGCTTCAATTGCAAGTGTCATCGCAATGGCGGGTGACACTATTTTTATGCCCTCTAATTCAATGATGATGGTACATAACCCTTTAACCTTAGTATGGGGAAACGCACAAGAAATGCGAAAACAGGCTGATGTTTTGGATAAAATATCAGAATCAATGAAGCTTTCTTATCTAGAAAGAGCAGGCGATAAACTTGATAAGGAAACCTTAGACAATCTGATGGATAATGAAACCTGGCTTTCTGCACATGAAGCAGTTTCCTATGGGCTTGCTGATGAAGTAATAGCTTCAAATCAAGTTGCAGCCAGTGTCTCTGATGAATTGTTTGCAAAATATCATAATGTGCCTAGCGCACTAAAAGCTCAAAATACAGGCAAGAGCTCTGAAACTAAAAAAGAAAATTTACTCAAACAAAAACTACAAATTTTAAAGGGAGATGTTTAATTAATGAAATACGAAGAACTAAAAAACACATGGATTACAGCAGGACAGAAGGTGTCTGATGCTCAAAATGCGCTACAACTTGCACTTGTAGATGATGAGGTATCAGCAGAAACACTAAAGGAACTTAAAGCTAAAGTAGAAGCCACTAAAGCAAAGCGGGATTTAGCCAAAGAACAATTAGATGAGGCTGAAAAAGAAGGAGTAGCACAAGCAAGACAAAACCTGCCTACACCTATTCCAAATACAGCTGAAGCTATTAAAGAGCAATTTGTTAAAGATTTTAAAGATATGTTAACAGGTACATATAGTGCTACTTTAACAACTAAACTTGATGAGAACGGTAATGGTGTCGGTTTAACAATTCCGCAGGATATTCAAACTGCTGTTAATAAACTTAAACGTCAATTTGATGCTTTAGAACAATATGTTGATGTTATTCCAGTTAGCAATCTTTCTGGTACACGTGTTATTGAAAAGTTAAGCGAAATTACACCATTTAAAAATATTGATGATGAAGAAGATACGATTAATGATGTAGATGAGCCATCTGCGTACATTCTGAAATATTTAATTCAACGTTACGCTGGTATTTCAACGATTACCAACACACTCTTGAAAGAGTCTTCAGAAAAAATCATTGAATGGGTTACTGACTGGTTGGCTAAAAAATCAACTGCTACACGTAATGCCAAGATTCTTGCAGCACTAGACGGACTTCCTGCAAGTCAAAAGACAACAGTGACAAATGTTGATGATATTAAAAATGTTGTTAATGTTAAATTGGATCCGGCTCTTCAAACAACAGCTTTCTATTTAACGAACCAAAGTGGCTTTAATGAATTGGATAAAGTTAAAGATGCTTTTGGACATTATCTATTGCAGCCAAACCCACAAAACGCTACTCAGAAGCTATTATTATCTAAACCGGTAGTTGTTATCTCGGATAAGTTCTTGAAGAATGGTGGTACAGCTTCTAAACCTACATATCCATTATTCATTGGCGATCTAAAAGAAGCAGTTAAACTATTTGACCGTGAACAAATGTCATTGTTAATGACAAATGTGGGTGCAGGTGCATTTGAGAAAGATCAAACAAAAATTCGGGCTATTGACCGTTTCGATGTACGCCTTTGGGATGAAGAAGCGGTGGTATTCACTACTTTTACAAAAATTGATGATGAAAAACCAGCAACGCAAGCAAGCTAAGGGGTGATTCTTAGTGGGCATTTCACTCTCTGACATGAAATTAGCGCTCAGAATAGATACTGATGAAGATGATAATCTATTGAATCTGTTCATGAGCGCAGCATCTGATACAGTTAAAAATGCTGTGGGAAGAGAAGTTGAGGGGTTCTTTGATAACAACCCAATTTATGATGTAACTGTTATGAGGTTAGTAGACCATTATTATAAAAATAGGTCTGCTACCTCTAATGGCCAACACGTATTTGACATCCCATTTGGGGTAACACCCTCTATTCTTCAATTAAAGGGGAGTTATTTATGCCAATTACAAAAACAGGGGACTTGAATCAAAGAATAAGCTTCAATCATGTTAAGACAACGACAGTAAACGGTATACCTAAAAAAACACTAGTTAAAGTTGCAACTGTGTGGTCTGCAGTCTTAAAGCAAAATCTAAAAGACAGGATAAATAATATAGGGGAAGGTGTATCAGATAAGATTACTTTTGTTGTTAGGAATAAGCTCCCTGTGCAAATCACAAATGAAATGACAATAAGTCATAAAGGTGTCAACTATGAAATAAAGGGAATTGAACCTGACACTGTACATAATGAATGGAAAACAATTATTTGTGAGGTGATTAAATGAGTGTGACAGTCGATTTAACAGGTCTTGATAGAACATTGAGAAAAATTGCCTATGCAACCAAAAGTGGCGGTGTTAAAGCAACATTAGCGGGTGCAGCTGTGGTTAAAGAACATTTGAAAAATAGAACGCCCTATGATGAAGATTCTCCACGAAATCGGCAAAAAGATGCTCAGACTGGTGAATTGCATGAATTTAAGCATATGAGGGACGATATAGTTATTTCTAAACCTAACGATGTTGGCACAGTCACAGTGGGATATGGAAAAGCAACAGCATGGCGATCTAGGTTTCCTAATGATGGGACTATTCATCAAGAGGGACAACATTTTGCCGAAAGAACAGTTTCGGAATCGAGAGGGGAAGTCGTAAAAGTGATGCAGAGAATAATTGACTTGGAGAGCAAAAGAATTTGAGCCTCCTTCTCGATGCATACAATTTAATGGTGGATAATAAAAACCCTCTGTCATTGAATAAAGACTACGTTTTTTTGCATACTGTCCCAACTGTAATGCCTGATGATGTAAAATTAGAAGACGTTAAGCAGCCTATTGTCAAAATCACACATATTATAAATAATAGAGGGGATTTCGCAAGTAATAAAAGTCAATCAGTGAAAACCTCTATTCAGATTCAAATATGGTATGAATATGATGACCAATTGGCTGACAATTATGAAGAGTTACTCAATGACTATTTGGAGTCAAATGAGTTTTACCCAATCGGCAGTTACATTAGTGTTGATCCTGATATCGAAAAAATCTATCTAACAGCAAAGTTTAATAAGAAAGCTTTATAAGTCACTCATCTGAGTGGCTTCTTTATTTTATAAAAAAATGAAAAGGAATGATAAAAAATGGCAAGTGTGGGTTTTGAATCAATTATTATTACAGTTTTAGATGAAAATGAAAAAGCAACTGACAAGAAATTCGTTTTAGATGGAAAGACTAATAAAAACGGTGTGGTAGAGGCTAATATCACTGGTCTTGCTCCTACAATGACAAAGAACTATGCTTCAAACATGGCTATTGACGTATCTGCAAAGGGCACAGGTGATGTTAAATGTGAACTTTCTGTATTTAACTTACCAGATGAATGTATGTCAGCAATCACCGGAATGGTAAAGGTAAATGGTATTTATCAGCTTGGAAAAGACACTCAAGCACCGTATGTTTCTGTTGACTGTATCTCATCCGATGTACATGGAAATAAACTTCATGTCGGCCTGTTAAAAGGAATTTTTGGTGCGCCGGATTCCGATCTAAAAACAAATGATGCAAACGTACAAACAGCACAGGATAAAATTTCTGGTGAGTTCATTTCTAGATCTATTGATGGAAAAGTGTACGGTAAAGCAAACGAGGGAGATAAAGATTTTAAAGCAGCAGATTGGGAAGACTTCATTCGTCCAGGTTCTTCTGCAACTGAGGCAAAACAAAGTGCTGATTTGGGCGGCGCTTCATAAGGGAGGTAATGACTATATCTTTCTTAAATAAAAGCGGAGATACATACACTTCAGCAAAAGACGATGGGACAGGTAATCCTATCACATCTGTATCAATTGAACATTCAAGTATTCCATTAGAGGTTGATCTTAATACAGATCAACCTTTTGATGTGAATATAGTCAATAAATCATCCATTCCCGTACTTATTAAAAATACAATCCCAATTAAAACACAAACTCAAAGGTCATATGTTGAATATGTCGTAACCGAGAATGACAATTTGGGATTTGGTGCAACAAAGTCATATGCATTAGATCTTGTTGAGAGTTTGGGAGTGTTTAGAGCTTATGGCGTTGCTCTGTATACAACACAGACTGACAACGCAAATAGCAAAGTTACAGTTAATGCTTATTCTGTGCCGAAGAGTATTCCTTTTTATTCATCAACATCAGCAAGTGACAGCACAACTTTAATCAGTAATGCTGCATTTGTTTCAAACTATCCAATTCAAAAACAGTTGCCCTTCGTTTGTCCAAAAGTGCTATTGACAGTTAAGGCATCTGGAACTGTTGATATTACTGGTTTTAAAATGATTGTTTGGGGGATGGAATAATGACTTTTCATGATGTATGCGGAATGTTTACAGAGTTTGAAGGCATTGAAGATAAGTATTTGCTGCTTTCTGATGAGGACAATTATTACATTAGCTTGAGTGATTTTAAAAACCAATTTGAAGGTGAATTTGATGGAGCAAAACCATATGAATCGCTAATTGCATCAAATCCATCTTCTTTAGCATGGAAAGAAATATGGAATAAATTAAAAGATAAAGGTCAATTAAAATAAAACTTTAAAAACAAAAGGAGATTAATAATATGTTGAAAATTGAACTAAGAAATGAAAAAGGCGAAACAGTAGTACATGAGCAGATATTTGTATCAGGAAATAGAGTACGTGCAGCTTTAAAAATGCAAGATGAATTTGATAAAAATCCTGAAATGTCAATGGTTACGGTTCTTGATAAGATGGTTGAATTTGCTGCAGGAACATTTGATGATGAAAAGGTAACTACACAGACCATTTTAAATGGAATTGAAGGATCAAAGCTATTTCCAACATTAAATAAAATTCTGAATGATGTAATGGGAAACGAAGAGGATGGTCTGAAGGAAGTGGCAATTCAAGCTCAAAAATAACAGCCGCAGAAGCGTTAGAAGACTTAAATCAGATGTATCATAATTTATTTGAAGCTGGTTGGTCATTTAAAGAAATTGATGAAGCAGATTACTATGGTTTGGTTGATGTTGTTTCAGCAGGAAGCAAAGAAAAAGTAATGACCGGCGAAGAGTTCTTTAATTCAATCTAATAAGAAAGGAGGTAAACATTACATATGTCTAACGGCGTCATTATTGAAATAGATTTAAAAAACACAAAGGTTACTCAAAGTTTAAAGGCGATTAAAAATACTGTAGCTTCTTCCACAAGTCAAATGAAGGCACAAATGGCTATTTTTGATACAGCTGGCGATCATTTAGGTAAATTGAAAGCCAAGTATGAAGGTTTGGAAAGAACAATTAAAGCCCAAGATATTCAGGTTAAAAAGTTAACTGAGTCTTATAACAAAGCGAAAGAAAAATACCATGCCAATAGTGAAGAAGCATTAAAGTATGCCAATCAAATAAACAATGTGACACGTAGGCAGGCTGTACATAGAAAAGAGCTAAAAGATACTGAAATCGCTATGAATGAACAAAAAAGAGGGACTAACGCTTTGCGCGAAAGTCTCTCTATTCTTTCTAGGGAAACACAAGCATCAGTAGCAAAGTTAAAAGCTCAAGGGAAAACTTTACGTGCAAATAAGGAAGAATACAAGGGTCTTGGTCAAGAAGTCAAAGAACGTAATAAGCTCATTGATAAAGAGAAGCAAAAGCTTCAAGAACTGATTGAGAAAAAAGGCGCTGATGATTTAGCAACTAAGAATCAACGTTTAGCCATAAAAGAATTAGAAGCTGCTCAATCAAAAGCTATGCAAAAATACAAGAGCTTAAATAGACAAGTTGGAAGCTCTTCTAAGTTGAGTTTAGCGTTTAGAGAAAACATAAACAAACTTAAAAGATCAATTGATGGTATGAGTGATAAGCTAACTAGCGCAGGACACTCGATGACAGCTGCGACATTAGGTATTGGTGGAGCATTTGTTTACGGAACTAAACAATCAGTTGAATTTGAAAAGAAAATGACAGATATAAAGTCATTAATGGTATCAGACGGAGAATCTACAAAGGAAGCATCTGAGGTCATTAAAGATATGACCAAACAAGCCACTGAATTATCAGGCAAGTATGGGGTATCAGTTCAATCTCTTGGTGATTCTTATGAAATGATGATCCGTAAAGGGGATACCGGCAGACAAGCTATGGCAGCTGTTGAAAAAATGATTAAAGCATCAACGGCAGCTGGTTCTGATTTCAACGAAACAACAAAAGTCTCTATGAACGTCATGGAGCAGTTCTTTGAACTATCTAAATCATCCAAAGTAACTTCAGAAAATACAACAAGAGTTACTAATGCAATGGCTTATGCGGCAGACCATGGTTCTGCAAAATTTACTGAACTAGGTTACTCCATGAACTATGTAGGTGACTATGCTAAAGCAGTTGGATATTCAATGGAAGACATGTCAGCTTATTTAGAAGTCATGTCAAGACGTGGGGTTGAAGGAACTTCAGCTGGTACAGGTCTACGTGGTGTTATGGCAAGTCTTGTTAAACCGTCAAAACAGGCAGCTGGGGCAATGGCAGATATTGGCTTGAAAACAAAAGACTCTCACGGGGATTTGCTCAGACTTTCTGACATCGTAGAACAGTTGCGTAAGAAAACAAAAGGTATGGGTACTGAAGAAAAAGGAAACCTCTTGTCTCGTATGTTCGGTAGAACCTCATTGCCTACAATTACAGCTTTGATGACTGAATCAGGAAAAGAACTGGACGAATTCTCAGAAAGAATCAAAAAAGCTGAGAAGCAAGATTACGCTGGTGCAGTTACTAATCGTATGATGACATCAGGACAAAAGCAATTGGATATCTTCAAGGAAACAATGAAGAACTTTTCAATGACAGTTTCAGCTACTTTACTACCAACATTGACAAAAGGTGTTAAAGAACTGAATAAGTTATTGCTTAAATTCCAAGACATGTCACCTAAGACGAAGAAAACGATTGCTGTTACTGCAGCATTGGCTGCGGCATTTGCTCCTGTAGCAATAGCATTGGGAGCTGTCTTTAAAGCGATAAGTATAACAACATCTGCTGTTATGGGATTAGGTAGAGCGTTCTCATTTGTTGCGAAATCACCATTCACTTTCTTTAAAAATGCAAGAATGGAAGGCACAAAGACAAACAAAGTTTTAAAAGGAATCGGTAAGGGATTTAAATGGACAGGAAAATTAGCATGGGGTGGCGTAAAGAAGACCGGTTCAGCTATTAAAATATTTGCTAAAGGGATCGGAAAAGCCTTCAAATGGACTGGAAAGCTTGTATGGAGCGGGGTGAAGAAAACTGGATCACTCATTAAGTTATTTGGAAAAGGCATTGGAAAATCTTTTATTTGGACTGCTAAACTTTCTTGGAGTGCTGTAAAACTTGCAGGAAAGGGAATCAAAGCTACTGCAAAAGGCATCGGAAAAGGATTTGTGTGGAGCGCAAGACTTGGATGGAAAGCTGTTAAGGCAAGTCTCGCAGCAATTAAAATAGCAGGTAAAGCAACTGGAAAGGCTTTTATTTGGAGTGCTAAATTAGCTGGCGCTGGTGCGAAAAAAGCTATTAAGGGAATTGGGGTTGCAGCTAAAGCAACATCAAAATCAATTGCATTAATGACTAAAGCTACCTATTCTTATGCTAAGACTGGGGTAATTTGGGTTGCACAGAAGACGAAAATTTTAGCTGTTGCTACTGCTCAAAAAGCTGCTGCTGTCGCCACAAAAGGTATGGCAGTTGCCCAGAGAATACTTAATGCTGCGATGAAAGCTAATCCAATAGGGCTTATTATTACAGCGATTGGATTACTTGTAAGTGCTTTTGTTTATTCTTACAAGCACTTTAAGGGATTCCGCAAAGTTGTTGATTCCATGTGGTCAGGTGTAAAGAAAGCCTTTTCTTCATCAGTGAAATATTGCAAAAAGATTTTCAAGGGACTGTCTAAGCATTTTGGGGATACATGGGGCGACATTAAGGATGAATTTAAGGGTGCAACAAAATTAATCAAAAGCATTCTGAAAACCTTCTCTGACTTTTTCCATGGGCGATGGGATAAACTTTGGGATGATGTTAAAGACATTGTCAAAAAAGGCATAAAGCTTGTTAAATCGCATTTCAAAACCGGATTCAATTTCTTGAATAAGATAACAGGCGGAACGCTAGGGAAGATGTGGAAAAAGGTTTCTAAAGTCGGCGGGGATATTATTTCTTTCTTTAAGAAACTTCCCGGAAAAATGGCTGACGGAATTAAAAGTGGGGCTAAAGCTCTTGGAAATGCCGGAATCTTTGTCGGAAATAAATTGATTGATGGCGTAGAAAGTGTAACAAACGGCGTCATTGGCGGTGTAAACTGGGTTCTTAAAAAGGTTGATATGCCAACAATCGACGACTTTAAAATGAAACACATTCCTTACTTTGCAAAAGGAACATGGCAAGGTGATCCGAACGCATTTGCCGGTGGACTTGCTCATGTTGGGGATGGTGGCAAACATGAATTAATGCGGTTTCCAAATGGGGAAATGGCTCTTTCTCCAAATAGAGATACAGTCGTTAATCTGCCACCAGGAACTTCAATATTAGGCGGCGATAAAACTGAGCAATTGATGAAGGGTGTAACTTTACCGAAGTTTTCAATTGGAACATGGCTTGGTTCTGCCAAAGATTTCATCAAAGGTGGATGGAACAAGATTAAAGATATTGGCTCAAATATCTATGACTATCTTTCTGATCCAATGAAATTGCTAAACACCGTTGTCAATAAATTCGCCGGTTCAGCACTTGGAAAACTTGGCGGTTCAGCCCTCGATATGGCAAAAGGTATTGTTAAGAAGATTATCAATGGCGCAAAAGATAAGCTAACTGATATTACATCAGGTGGTGTAGATATTGGTGATGTCAAGGTTTCAGGGGATCTGAAATCATGGATTAAAAAGGGCATGGGCATTGCAGGTGTTAAAGGTAAGGATTGGGAAAAAGGATTAGCTACAATTGCTATTCATGAATCTGGAGGAACAGCTGGTTCACATGTGAATAAATGGGACTCTAACTGGAAAGCAGGGCACCCTTCAGCGGGGTTGATGCAAATGATTCAATCAACTTTTTCAGCCCATGCTAAACGGGGACATAAACAATGGTTAAATCCAATTGACCAGGTAGCGTCAGCTGTTGGATATATTCAGTCTAGATATCATGGGATTGCCAATGTTCCTGGTATTAAAGCACTTGCACAAGGACGTAAATACGTTGGGTATGCAACTGGTACAAATCATCATAAAGGTGGTGCTGCTGTACTCGGTGATGGAGGAAAGCAAGAACCATACTTAACTCCACAAGGTCAATTCGGAATCAGTCCTAATGTACCTACATTGTTTCCTAACCTTCCAGCGGGAACAAAAGTATGGTCATCCATTAAGAAGTTTAAGGAGCAAGTCGGTCATTTTGCTAATGGAACAAACGAGGTTTGGGTAGACGGTTACTATAAAGGGAATGGAACTTGGGTTAATGGTTATTGGCGTAAGAAGCCAAACCGTAGCAGTTCAAACAGTAAAACAAAAACAGTAATCAAATATGTAACTAAGAAACCATCTAAGAAAAGCCAAGCTAAGTCTAATTTTTCAGTGCTTCATGCGAAGTTGAGCAATACAATTCAAAACTTGAAAACAGATTTCAAAGTAGGAGAAATTTCTCGAAGTACATTGATTTCTAAGCTGTCGAAGCTTAAATATGCGCCTGGTTCAAATGATGTGACAAGAAGAATGATAAAGCTTGCTATTTATCAAGCCAACCGTACTAAAAAATCATCTTCAACAACCAAGCGAGCTACCTCAATAAGTAAGAAGATATCTGACAAGATATCAACAATTATTACTGATTATAAAGCTGGGAAAATTTCTGCTAAGACAGAGAAAGCACGTCTTGAAGCTATTCAGAAGCATAACAAATTAACTACTGCACAAAGAAACCGAATTGTATCTGCAATTAGTGCCACCAATAAAGCTATTTCGAAACAGGTTGAGGCCTATAAAAAATCCATTGATGGTGCACTTAGTAAATATGACAGTGCAATTAAGTCAATTAGAGCAACTTATAATAATTCAATTTCTGAAGCCAAAAACAATTATAAAGCTTCAGTAAATGAAAACAGAAGCAATGCATACACTTCCTTCTCACTTTTTGATAAAGCTGAACAATCCAAAGTATCTGGCGTTGGTTTGCTCAGAAACTTAAAGTCACAGAACAGTTTATACCGTAAATTCACTTCAAACATCAAGAAGCTGAAGAAGCGGGGCGCATCAAATAAGATGATTAGCGAGCTGCTGCAACAAGGGGTATCTTCAAACTCTGACATTGAAGCCTTATTAAGCCTTTCTAATAGTGATTGGAAAGCTTACAAAAACGCTTACTCAGATAAAACTAAGGTATCGAACACATTAGGGGATTTGACAACATCATATAGTGATGCACAATCCACTTACGATAAAGCTGTCAAATCAGCTAAAAGTAAATACAACTCAAGTATGACTGAAGCTCTAAACACTTTAGAGAAATCCATCAAAACTGCAAATAAGAAGTACGCAAGTACAGGATCTACTCTAAGTGGGCACTTTGTTAATGGAATCATTAAAGGGCTAGGGAAAAAGCAAAAAGATGTATCGTCTGCTGCAGGTAAAATTGCCAAAACGATTGAGGATTCTGTGCGTAAAAAACTGGACATTCACTCTCCGTCTCGTGTAGCTGTAAAGCTTATGGGCTTCTTTGGAGAAGGTTTAGTTAATGGCCTGAAGAATAGTGTGACTGCTGTATCAAAAGCTTCTACACACGTTTCTAATGCAATTACAAGAAACATTGTTCCTATTGATGGAACAGAAGCTATAAACGGATTGCAAAAGATGGCAAATGCTTCAATTGAACAATTGCCTAATAAGAAGTCTGAGTCTAACACTAATAAGATTGAAGACCTTCTTACCAAGATACTGTTCTCTCAAGAAAGAACTAATCAATTGTTACAATCAGCCATAGGACAAAATATGAATACCAACGAAGGGAATATTCTTAAAACGTTGGCCAAATTCTTGAATGAAGTAAATGGAAATGCTCTAGGGATTAATTCTTACATGCAAGGGGGTTAAAGGTGAGTATACTTCAAGATTTAATAGTTGAGAAAAACGGAAAAGAGCAACTTTTATCTGAAACTGTAGACCTACGTGGTCTGCAGTTTTTAGATATGACAGTATCTGCTCCATCAATAACCCAGAATTATTTAACTAATCCGGGGCTAGATGGTCAAATTGAAGCCGGTAAAGCAACTTATGGTGCTCGTACAGTAAGCGCCAATTTTTTATTTAAAGGAAGGGATTTATTTGATTTTGAATTAGGATGTAAAGCTATTCATGCCTTCCTGTTTGAAAGAGAAGCATACCATATTAGAACATCGTTAATGCCTGGTATCCGATATAGAGTTTTGGCGAAACCATATGAAACGACCAGAATTAACATGGTTGATATGTCATTTACAGTTGAATTTGATTTGCCTTCGGGCTTTAGGGAAGCAGTGAAAACCACTCTTGAAGCACCATTTGTTTTTAATGATGGATCCTGGCAAATCGGTATGAATTTACCTTCAGATAAAGAACTGTCATATGTGTTTAACACAAGTGAGTTTTCAGTGTTCAATGCTTCGGATATTACAATTAATCCTTTGAAATACAACATGTTAGAAATTGCATTAACTTGTGTAGGTAAACCTGTTATCACAAACAAAACTACAGGCGATGTCTTTAAACTAAATAAAGAAATGAAGGCTTCAGATGCTTTGTTGGTAGATGGGTTTGATCCCTATTTGAATAATTCGAGATGTGGACGTGACACAAATCATGGTGTCATTACTCTTACTAAAGGTTGGAATCAATTTTTAATTACAGGTTGCTCAAACCCAGTAATAGCTTTTAATACAAGATTCCTTTACTTGTAGGTGTTCTTTATGGAAATCCTTTTAGTTAAGACTAAAGATTATGAAGAAATTGTTACAGGGTTTTCAGACTTTGAACGGACTGTTGAAAACAATTTAACTAACTGGCAAGTAACATTCAACATAGTCCAAACAAAACACAACGAGTTTGTGTTTAATCTTCTTCAAAGTGACGATGCGTCTTTAATTGTCAATGGACAAGAGTTTGTAATACAACAAATTAATCCAGTAGTAAACGGGAATTCTCAAACACTTAGTGTTACAGCAACTCATGTTTATTTTGAAATTCAAAAGAAAATAAGACCTAAAGATGTGATGGACTCTGATTACGACGAAGAAAGTAAACCTGAGCACACGTTGGCTGAGTATCTTGATTATTTATTTAAAGGAAACAAGTATGGTTATACCTATGAAATCAAAGGCACGTTCAAGATTAAAAAGAAAATTACTGAATTCGGCAACTCTGATTCTGTAACTCTTATCAATACCTTAATAGATACTTTTGAATGTTTTATTAAAGCGGACAATAAAAAAGTAATCTTTATGGACGAAGCCAACTTTAAGCAATTGACACAAAAGCAATTTCGCTGGTTGTACAATACGGATGATATTAACCTGTCATTAGACAAAACAAATATACGCACAATGTGTTGGGTTTACCCTTATAAAGACCAACATGACAACTATTTCTTTGAACCTTACATATACACGTCACCCAATGTTTCAAGATTTGGGGAATCGTTTAGTGAACCGGTTGATCTTTCAACGGACACAGATGCAACAACAAAAAAGTATACAGATCAGCAAGCTCTCAAGGCACTGCAAGATGTACCTGAAACCACATTCACCCTCAACTATTATGGGAAAGATACTCCGCAAATTGGGGAGGTTTGGATGGCTATTATAGAGCCTATGGCATTAGATGTCGATGTGCCGATTGTTGGGATCAAGGATAGTCCGTTTGATGATTCTAAACCAATTGAATTAACACTAAGTAATGCTAAAAAGGACATGTTATCCGTTCAACAACAAATTTCTAAAAAGGCTAACTTAGCATATCAGAAATCGAGTAAGACAAATACGATTATCAACAATATCCAAAATGCTGTATCAATCACTTGGAATTCCAGATTGATCTTGGAAAAAGTAGGTGAGGTAAATGACTGATATTGTGCAGTTGCGGGATTCGAAGAGTGTTCCGTTTTACCCTAAAACACATATGAGCGCTGTAATTGGATTTAACCCCGATAATATCAACACGGCTACTCAATTAGCTTTAGATAGTAAAGTTGATAAAGAACCAGGATATACACTTTCTAAAAATGATTACACAGATGAAGACAAACAAAAGACTATGCAACTCGGTGAACAATCATTGGAATTAAAGTCACCAAATGGGACAGCGTTTCTCATTGGTGTAAATGATGATGGTACATTGAGTGTGATGAAGAAAGGGGAAGATTTATGATTGAGTTAAATAAAGACTTACCAACAAGTCTTGGTGGTGAGTTTCGTGATGCGCTGGATAGCAATTTCACCAAGATTGAAGATGCTCTAAACAATTTTCAATCCGATAGTAATATGAAAGAAATTGAGCAAAAGATAACAGAAAATAATGAGGAAATGTATAAGGAAATTAGGGCATTAATTGCTCCCGAAATGTCACCATTAGAAGTTACAAATGAAGTGGAAGAGGCAAAAACAGACAGCAAGAATGTAAAGCACGCAACATTAACTGAACGTATCACAGCGGAAGCAGGTTATGCCGAAACCACTAATAGATTAAATCAAATTCTAAATATTACAGATAGTGGATATATTAGTGTTGACTTTCTGAAGAAAAGTGAATTACAAAATGCCAAGAAAATTGCAATATTGGGTGACAGTGTAGCTCATGGGCTGAGAGCAAAGTATAACTTTGGTGACATTCTGAAAGACAGAACGAAGGCTGAAATATTAAACCTTTCTGTAAGTGGCGTAAACATGAGCAATAACGGCAACAACAATATCTATCAGCAGGCTCTTAAAACATCAGGGAACGATGTTGTCATTGTACAGGGAACAGATGATGACTGGTGTAACAGTATTGATATTGGAACAGACGAGAAGGATATTACGAAGTTCTACGGCGGTTTTTATCAAGTCATTCAGCAGCTTCGTATGAGAAATAAAGGTTGCAAGATCATTGTCATGACACCTACAAAGCAAGCTAAAATTTCAAATGGGAAAATTGTCCGTCGGGATACTGACAAAAACAAATTAGGGCTGACATTGGCCGACTATGTGGATGCACAAAAGGAAGCGTGTACGCTGCTTTCTGTCCCGTATGCTGACATGTTTTATACGGATTTAATTGATCCTTACAATCCTGCATTCAGAAAGATGTGTATGTCAGAAGGGCTGCACCCGAACGAGATCGGGCATCAAATTATTTTTCAAGAAATCTGCAGAAACTATTTTTATTATTACGGATAAGAAAGGAAGTTATTGAATGGCTAATCAAGATTTATTGTTTGATATTAGCAAGGCTGATCTTAATCAGATTAATCAGCAAGTCATTATTGGACGTGTTGGTGATGGAGGATTAAAGGCTGTTACCGTAACAGTTATTTCTAACGGCACGCCTTATGATTTAACAGGTAAAGATGTTGTATTTGAAGGTTTAAAGGCTGATGGTACACACATTATTGATAAAGATGGTGGAGTTGTTCTTAACGCCCAAGGAGGGATCTTTCGATATGTTTTTCCGTATCAAGCCTTTACTGCGCTAGGAAACTATGAACAAGCCTTCTTTAAAGTTGTTAGGGGAAATCAAACTGATACAACTTTAGAATTTCAAATTAAGGTATTGGAGAATAAAGTGGAAATGGGTATTAATTCAACTTCCTTTATCTCTGATTTTGAAAAACTAAAACAAGAATTAAAACAGGCGTATGATGACTTTTTAGAAAAAATCAAATCAGATCAAGATGCAACACAAAATATTATAGACAGCACTAAGGCAACAATTCAAACACTACAAGAGCAGCTAAACACCCTGAATACCAAAATTCAAAATAGTGATATTGTTACAACTGGGCAATACAACAATGATATGAAGACTCTCAATGATCAAATCAGTCAATTTAACAGTACAGTGGACAATATACAAAAGACTGTTGATTCAGATTTAGCCGAGATGAAACAAAAAGTTGATACAGCAGTTGCCGACAAGATGGATAAAAAGCCCGTAGTCTTGGCCAATGTTCAAGACATCATTAGTACTGGTGTGTATTGGTACGATACCAACACTAAAAACCTACCTCCAAAATTGAATAGCGATAATGCAAATGGGTTTATTTTTGCTGTATTCAATGATCAAGACAATGGGATGGTTACAATCCAAGGGTCTGACTGGCACATTGAGAAATACCAGGGAGCATTCCGAAATTGGGTATCTAATTCACCGGTTCTTTTGTTTTCAGGCACGGCAAGAAGTGGAGACACTATTAAACTTGGTACAGGCATTAATGTTTTCAGCTATCTTTTATTTGAAATCCGATTTAAGACTGATTATTACCACACAACAGTTCAAAGAAAAGTCCCAACGGATACTGTCTTTTACATCAATAATGCTGGCTTAAAAAGTAATGGAAAGGGAATGTATCAAGACGAGATCAGATTAAAATACACTGATAATCAGACATTAAGCGTGCTGGAATGTCTATCATTGGACACTGAAAAAATGGAAATCAGCAATCCAGACATGTACATTACCGCAATTAAGGGGGTCTTTTAGTTGCAAATTGTCCTAAATGAAAAGAATGAGGTTGTGGCTTATGCTTTAGTCGGAGAACTTGATAAAGCAATTGAGGTATCGGATGAGTTTGCAACAGTTGACTTCATTTCCAATCCATTTAAATACAAGTTATCAAATGGGGCATTAGCCGTTAATGAAGATTATAAAGAACCTATAATTGAAGATGATACTAACGATATTAGTCCATTGGAGCAAGCACAAAAACAGATTGTTGACTTAGTGCAAGCAAATGTGAAAAACGAGCAAGAAAAAAAGCAAATGCAAGAGCAAATTATCAATCTGACTCAAACAGTTGTTCAATTACAGAAGGGGGCTAACTAATGAAATTTCCATCATATGATGATGCAAAAGTTTATTATGGTTGGGGTTTTGATATTAAGTTTTGTGTGGAGTATGACGTCATAACAGCAACACAGTATAAAGAAATAACAGGGGAGGACTATGATACGAACGAATCAACTCCCTCAAAAGGGGCTTCTGGGGAAACTGACGGAACTGTTGGGACTGACAAAGTAAACCAGGAGTCCGATACTACTGAGACAACACCTGTAAGCGAATAGGTGTTTTTATTTTGCTCTGAAGGAGGTGGTGACATTGCAGGATGAAAGAACAGGCAATGGTACTGCGTTAGATCTTGTTGTACAAGACCATGAAAAGCGTATTGTTGCACTGGAGAAGGGTCAGGAGGAGCTAAAAAATGGAATGTTAAAGATTGAAAACACTGTGTTAGCCGAAGGTCGTGAACAAAGGGGGATGTTACAGCAAATGATTCAGTATTCCTTTGAAGACAAACAACATAAACGTGAAAATAGCTCAAAACTGGATCAATTAAAATGGACAACCATATCTGGAATTGTGTCTTCAGGCGGGATATTGTATTTAATCTTAGAAAAATTATTATAGGAGGAATTACGAAAATGAAAAACTTGGACAGAGGTACAGTCATTCGAACTGTGCTTCTTTTTATTGCGCTGGCTAACCAAGTGTTAGTCATGTTTGGAAAAACTGCTATTCCAATTGATGAAGCTCAATTAAATCATTTAGCTGATGTTCTTTACACAGCAGGTTCAGCAGTATTCACGGTCGTTATGACTTTAACAGCATGGTTCAAGAATAACTATGTGACTACTAAAGGTAAAGCGCAGAAGGCGGTATTAAAACAGCATAACCTTACAAAATAAAGAATATGGGGGAATTTAATATGGCAATGTATTATTACTCAAGAAATATGGACAATATCAACAAACTTGGCGATAACACAAAAGCAGCTGCTAAAAAGTTGATGGATTACGCTGAGAAAAACAAAATTGGTGTACTTATCTATGAAACAACTCGTTCTGAAGCACAACAACGTGAAAATGTTCGTAAAGGTGCTTCGCAAACAATGAAATCTTACCATCTTGTAGGACAAGCATTAGACTTTGTGCCAACTGGTGGTTATTCTAAATCTGATACTAAATGGAATGGCTATGGTGCATCTGATATTCAGAAATTCATTGCATATGCCAAATCAATTGGCTTTGAATGGGGTGGTGATTGGACAGGTTTTGTAGATCAGCCACATCTTCAATTCAACTATAAAGGGTATGGTACTGATACATTTGGAAAGAAAGCATCTTCTGTACCTTCAAAATCCACAAATTCAGGCATTAAATCAGTCGGTAAGATCAAAATTGTAGGTGTATCAAATGCTGCAATTATCATGGACAAACCTGACCGTATTAAAGCTAAGAATGTCGGTACAATTGGGCTTGGTAAGACAATTGATATCGCTGGGTCTGTTAGAGGTTCAAACAACTCTAAAGGATATTGGGAGATCATTCATAACGGTAAACGCCGATATGTGTCTGGTCAGTATGGCAAAATGGTTTAA